TTATATATAATATATTTCTATGTCAAAAACTGAATTTCCACAATCAAAAAAATATACAAAACCAGATGGTACTATAATGTATATTTGGGATTCTAAACTCCATAATTGGGATGGACCCGCTTTAATACCTGAAGGTGATAATAAAAAACGTGAATATTATTTATATGGTATTCAATACTCTGAAAAGGAATGGAAAGCACGTAAAAAACAATTAGTAGGTTTACCATTTTATAAAATGCCAGGAACAAAAGCAAGAACTTAATATGAAGATAGGATTAACAGGAACAATGAGTGTAGGTAAAACTACACTTGTCAATGCTCTGAAAGAATTAGAGCAATTTAAAGATTATCAAACTGCTACTGAACGTAGTAAATACTTAAGTAATTTAGGAATACCATTAAATACTGATTCTACATTACCAGGACAGTTTGTATTCATGGCTGAACGTGCTAGTGAATTATTACAAGAAAATATTATCACAGATAGAACAGTTTATGATGTATGTGCTTTTACATTTAGTGCTAAGTCTATTGAATTTTCTCAAAAAGAAATATTTGTTAAAGCATCCATACCATTAACTAAAATGTATGATATTATATTTTATGTATCACCTGAAGGTGTTGAGTTAGAAGATAATGGTGTTAGAACTACTGATCCTGATTATCGTATGAAAATAGATATGGTTATACAAGCAATGTTAAATGAGTATCCACCTAATAGACTGATTAAAATATCAGGAACTACTGAGGAAAGAATACAACAAATTAAAGAAGCATTGTCTCTATAATATTTATACATAAACATAAACCATGGAAAAAATTAGTATTCGTCAAATTATTCGTGAAGAATTAGATATCGCTTTAGATGAAATGGCTAGAGCTAAAGTAATCTATAATGTTAAAGATAAACCATCTTTAGAAAAAGTAGTAGACGCCGCTAAAGGAAATACAAAATTAGCATTACAATATTTAGTAGATAAAGGTGAAATGGCTATAGCAGATTTAGCTAAAGAATTTAAAAAAGATCCAGCAGCATTTAACAATCCTGGTTTCCGTAAATTAATGCAAGATTTAGCAGACAGAAATATAGTTAGTACATCAGCTGGTGCCCCAGCTCCTAAATCTGCTCCTGCTCCCAAAATGGATAAAGTAACTACTCCAAAAGATGGTGAAGAAGATTTTGAAAAAGAAATGCCATCTGATATTGATGTGGCAGCAGGTGAAAAAGAATTTGGTGATATTGGAGCTGAAAAATTAGATTCTGAAGAAAAAGCTAAATTTGAAAAACTAAATACAGCTATTCGTAACAAAGTAGCAAAACTTGAAAAAATGTCTACTAAAGAAAGAGCTAAATCACCAGACTTAGCTGTAGTAAAACAAATTATCAACAAACCTGAAGTTAAAAAATTATTCAAAGCTAAAGGTATTGATGTAATGGATTTAGTTAGTAGTGTAATAGGTTAATTTTGAAAATAAAAATAGAATATATTATTATAGGGATACTTGTCGTTGTATTACTTTTGCAACGACAATGTTCTTCTCCTGGAGAGACAATCACTAAAACTAAGGTTGAAATTAAGTATGATACTATCAACAAAGAAACTCCAGTGTATGTTCCTAAATGGAAAACTAAAACTGAAGTAAATATAGATACTTTTCTTTCTCCTGTAGATAGCTTGGCTATATTAAAAGAATTCTATACCTTATATAACTACATAGATACTGTAGGTACAGATAGTGTTAAAATTGTTATAAACGATTCTGTAACAACAAATAAAATAATAGCTAGACAAGTAAATTATAAAGTTATATATCCAACAATAACCATAACTCATGAAAAGTATTTGAAAGAAACTCAATACTACTATGGTTTTGGTTTAGGAGGTAGTAGAAGTGGTTTTAATTATGTAGGTCCTGAACTTATGCTCAAAACAAAAAATGATAAAGCATATGGACTAGGCTTTGGTGTCAATAATAACCTATCTCCAGTTATAAACTTTAGAATGTACTGGAAAATAGGTAAATAATGAGCCAAGACTTAAAAGAAATAATAAGACAAGAATACATAAAATGTGCCCAAGATCCGGCTCACTTTATGCGTAAATATTGTTATATACAACATCCACAACGTGGTCGAATAATTTTCAATTTATACCCATTTCAGGGTAAAGTACTAAATTTATGGCGTGATAATCCATATTCTATTGTCTTAAAATCACGTCAATTAGGTATTTCAACACTTACAGCTGGTTATTCTTTATGGTTAATGTTATTCCATAAAGATAAAAACATATTGTGTTTAGCTACAACTCAAGAAACAGCTAAAAACATGGTTACCAAGGTACGATTTATGTTTGATAATTTACCTTCATGGTTAAAAATACCATCAGTTGAAAATAACAGATTAAGTTTAAAATTATCAAATGGATCAACTGTAAAAGCTAAATCTTCAAATAGTGATGCTGCACGCTCAGAAGCAGTATCATTACTAATAATTGATGAGGCAGCGTTTGTTGATAATATAGCTGAGACATGGGCTTCTGCACAACAAACCTTAGCTACTGGTGGTGGAGCTATTGTATTATCTACACCTTATGGTACAGGCAATTGGTTCCATAAAATGTGGGTTGCTGCTGAATCATCAGTAGATGATGGTACTGGTAAGAAATTTTTACCTATTAAATTACCATGGGATGTTCATCCTGAAAGAGATGAATTATGGAGAAAACAACAAGATGAATTATTAGGTGATCCAAGATTAGCAGCCCAAGAATGTGATTGTGACTTTAGCACTTCAGGTGATGTTGTTTTTATTAATGAATTCTTAGAGTTTTACGAAAAAACATATGTAAAAGAACCTATTGAAAGAAGAGGTGCAGACAAGAATCTTTGGGTATGGGAACCAGTTGATTACTCACGCCAATATATGGTTGTAGCTGATGTTGCTCGTGGTGATGGTAAGGATCACTCAGCGTTCCATGTTATTGATATTGAATCTAATACTCAAGTAGCTGAATTTAAAGGTCAACTTTCAACTACTGAATTTGGACATTTATTAGTTGGTATAGCTTCTGAATACAATGAAGCTTTATTAGTAATAGAAAATGCTACTATGGGTTGGGCCACTATTCAGACAGTAATAGAAAGAGGGTATAGAAATCTATACCATTCACCCAAAAATGAGAAAACAGAAGCCTCTACTTATTTTGATAAGTATGGAAATAATGATAATTTAACACCTGGTTTCACAAACTCACTAAAAACAAGACCAATGGTTGTTAATAAATTTAGAGAATATGTGAACGAAAGAAGTGTTGTTATTCAATCTAAACGTTTAATTGAAGAAATGAAAGTATTCATTTGGAAAAATGGTAGAGCAGAAGCACAAACAGGTTATAATGATGACTTAGTAATGAGTTTTGGTATTGGATTATATGTTAGAGATACAGCTTTACGTTTTGGTGAAAGTGGAACTCAATTATCAAAATCAATATTGAATAGTTTTACAAAAACATCATATAACTCAGCAGTATACTCACCTAACAACTATTCACCAACTAAAAATTGGAACATGGATGTGAACGGATCAAAAGAAGACATTAAATGGTTAATATAATATATTTATAAACATGGCAGATACAAGCATATTTACACGATTAAAACGATTATTTTCAACAGATGTAGTAATACGTAATGTTGGAGGTAATGAACTTAAAGTAGTGGATGTTAACGCTATCCAGCGTTCAGGTGAAATAGAAACTAATTCATTATTAGATAGATTTAATAGAATTTACACAACTAGTCCAACCTCATTATACGGTTATCAACAAAACTTTAACTATCAAACATTACGTACTCAATTATACTCAGAATATGATGTTATGGATGGTGATGCTATTGTAGCTTCTGCTTTAGATATTATAGCTGATGAGTGTACTCTTAAAAATGAACAAGGTGAAGTACTTCATATTAAATCAAGTGATGAAGACATTCAAAAAATACTATATAATTTATTCTATGATGTTTTAAATATAGAATTTAATTTATGGTCCTGGACTCGCCAAATGTGTAAGTATGGTGACTTTTTCTTAAAACTAGAAATAGCAGAAAAATATGGTGTTTATAATGTTATTCCATATACTGCTTATCATATTGAAAGACAAGAACTATATGATCGTGAAAATCCATCATCTGTAAGATTTAGATATGACCCTGAAGGTTTATCAGCTGGAGAATATGGTTATTACAATATACCAGGTGCTAATCAACCTAGAGGAGTATATTTTGATAACTATGAAATAGCACATTTCCGTTTATTATCAGATACTAACTTTTTACCATATGGTAGAAGTTATATTGAACCTGCTCGTAGGTTATTTAAACAATACACACTGATGGAAGATGCTATGTTAGTACATCGTATTGTTCGTGCACCTGAAAAACGTGTTTTTTATATTAATGTTGCTGGTATTAATCCAAATGAAGTTGAAGCTTTCATGCAGAAAACAGTTAATACTATGAAACGTACACCATATATTGATCCTCAAACTGGTGATTACAATTTGAAGTATAATATGCAAAACATGATGGAAGATTTTTATATTCCAATTCGTGGTAATGATGCGGCTACTAAAATTGATACTACTAAAGGTTTAGAATATGATGGTATTAAGGATGTTGAATATTTAAGAGATAAATTATTCGCCGCCCTAAAAGTACCTAAAGCATTTATGGGTTATGAGAAAGATTTAACAGGTAAAGCAACATTAGCCGCTGAAGATATTAGATTTGCCCGCACAATTGAACGTATACAACGTATTTTAATATCAGAATTATATAAAATAGCTTTAATTCATTTGTATACTCAAGGTTATACTGAAGAATCATTAACTAACTTTGAATTAAATTTAACAACTCCTTCAATTATATATGATCAAGAACGTGTTGCTTTATTGAAAGAAAAAGTAGAATTAGCTGGTAATATTTTAGAGAAAAAATTAATGCCTTCTGATTGGATTTATGATAATATATTTCATTTTAGTGATGATGAATATAATGAATATAGAGATTTAATACGTGAAGATGCCAAACGTGATTTCCGTTTAAACCAGATTAAAGAAGAAGGTAATGATCCATTAGAAACAGGTAAATCTTATGGTACACCACATGATTTAGCTTATTTATATGGTAATACTAAAAATCATGGTACTGTACCTGAGACATATGATGAAAAAACACCATTGGGTCGTCCTAAAGAAAAAGTAAGTAATATAAATACTCAAGATAATGCACTTGGTCGTGATAGATTAGGTAGAGTAGATAATAAAACTGATGATCAAGAATCATTTGGTACAACTAATTATAAAGGTGGTTCACCATTAGCATTAGAAAGTAATAGAAATGAGTATCTTAAGAATAGAACTATATTAGAAGGATTAAAAAAGAAATTAGTATTTGAGGAAGAAAAATCAGCTGGTATATATCTAAACGAGGAACTCATCAAAGATTAACAATTTTTATATATTTATAATAAAACTTACTTGTAATGTTAATAAAACACAACAAATTCAAGAACTCTGGTCTATTATTTGAATTGTTAGTTAGGCAAATAACCGCTGACACACTATCTAGTAAAGAATCACCAGCTGTTAATATACTTAAAAAATTCTTTGTTAAAACAGAACTAGGAAAAGAGTACAAACTATATGATACAGTTTTAAAACAATCTCAAATAACTGAAACTAAAGCTAATATCATTATAGATGAAGTATTAAAAGCTTCTCGTAAACTTAATAGAACTACTCTACGTAAAGAAAAGTATAATTTAATTAGTGAAATTAAGAAACATTATAATTTAGATGAGTTTTTTAAAACTAAATTACCTAACTACAAAAATCAAGCTGCTTTATATACATTAATTGAAATATATAATAGTCAAGAATTGACTAATCCTGACCAAATTATTACAAACAAAATGACTTTATTAGAGAGTCTAACAACTCAACCTATTAAAGAAAAAGAAGTTAGAGATAATGTTATTGAGGAATTTAAAAAATATGATAAAGATTTACGTTTACTAACATACCAAGTATTACTTGAAAAATTTAATGGTAAATATGGATCTCTAAATGATAATCAAAAAACAGTTTTAAGAGAATTTATTAACTCAGTTGATAATAATGCTCGTTTAAGAGATTTTTATAACACTAAAATTGTTGAAGTAAAATCTCAATTATCTAAACTAACTAAATCAATGCCAGATAAAGTTACTCAAATCAAGTTAAATGAAGTTATATCATTAATTAATGAAGTTGATAAAACAGCTAAAATATCAAATGATGATGTAGTGAATTTATTACAGTATTATTCATTGATTGAGGAACTAAAAACTGTTAAGTAATGGACACAAATAAACTAAAAGAATTAGTTAAAAAGACATTAAAAGAAATGTCTATGACTGGTGGAGGAACAGCAGGTGCTGCTTTTTCTCCTGGTGTTGGTATGAATTACGCTACTCCTAAAGCATTTAAAAAGAAAAAACTTAAAGAAGCTAGTAGCTATAAAGGAATTGATGGCTCATTCGACACAGCACTTCAATGGATTTGGTTTTTTGGTGGTAAAGAATTACTACAAAATAAATTAGGAATTTATAGTACAAGCCAAAACTACTTTAGATTTAAAAAAGCTATGGAAAATGGTGAAATTACTATTCAAGACCTAGATAAAGCTACAAAAGGAGAACATGGGCAAGCTGGTGGTATACCTTTTTCACAAACAGCAGTTTGGACACAAGATATAAAACCATACTTAGATAGAGTTAAGCAAGATAAGATTAACGATTTAAATATTGATTTAGAAGAAATCAAAACTCCATACGGTACAGGTAATTTAGGCCCAGGTCCAAAAGCTACAGAACATGGAGTTAAAGATAATTACTATGTTAAAGCATTTGGTTTTAAACCAGTTAATCGTAAAAAACAAACCAAAGCATCTAAAGCCATAGACTATAAAGATTTATGGGATGCTACATATAAATAACAATATTTATCATAAACAATACTACCAATGACACTTCAAGAACAATACAATTTAATTAAAGAAGGTAAAGGCGCTAAAGACGTGTTTGTAAAACATGCTAAACAATTATTTCCTCATTTAGTACCTAACCATTATGGATTTGAATCTGCATCCACAATACTAACACAACGTGGTATTATATCAGAAAATCTATGGGGTATAACTACAGGCAATAATAAACAACCTAATTGGTTTAAATTATTTGAAGAATATACAGCTTCAACTGAAGAAAAAGACACTAAAGCTAACGCTACTAAATCATCTAAAGAAGTAGATGAATATAAAGATAAATCATACCATAATCAATATGAAGCTGAAACTGGTGATGATGTAATATTTGATCAATACTTAAAAGGTATTCAAATTGAAGTATGTAAATCTGAAAACGCTGGTAAAACAGTTGATGAACTTAAAAAAGTAGTATTAAAAAATCTTAAAAAAGACAAATTATACTATACTAAAAATGCTGCTTTTGGTATTGAAGGTATTGGTTACACAGATGAAGCTCCAGGTTTAGGTAAAACTAAAGAAGTAAAAGGTAAATATGCTTCATCAGGTATGGAACCAGTTAAATTAAAAGAGTCAGTAATGTATAGTGACTCAGATGGTGATCGTGAATATGATATGGAAGCTTCAATTCAAGCCAATGAATATTACGATAAAGGATTACAAGCATACTCTGAAGGTGATTTATTAAAAGCTGAAAAATATTATGATGCTGCTTTAAAAGCAGGCGCTTGGTTAGGTTGGACTGAGTATGATTTACCACCATATGAGACATTAAAAGAATCACTTATGAGTACACTTGGAGGTGAAACACCTTATGGTAAATATGAAATGATTAAAAATATTGTAGAACCTAATTTAGGTAAAGATTATAAAGCATATGTTATGTTTGATGGACCTAAAGGAGAATATGATATGATAAAAAACAAATATGCATCTAATACTGAAAATTGGAAGGATCTTTATCGTTCCTCAAACTATCAGGGATATGCTAAAATTTCTCCTAATGGAAATATAATTAAAGCTACAGTTTTAGATAAAGGAGGAATTGTAGGTGCGATATATATCAAAAACTCAATCCAAGAATCAAAACTACGCTCAGCACTTCGCTCATTAATTAAAGAAGAACTTAACTTGAAAGAAATTGATCAAATTGGTGAAGAAGCTGCTAAAGGAGCTAAAGTTAAGAAAATTAATGATGAAATCAATAAGCGTAAGAAAAAGATTAAAGCTTTAGAAACATTAAAAGAATTAGAGGATGATTCAATTAATCCTAAAAAATTAAAAGAATTATATTCTGAAATTAAAAAACTTGAAGCTGCTAAAAATAAACTTGAAAAAAAAGGCAAGAAAAAAGAACAATTAGTTGATGAAATTACTGTTGTAGATAAAACTACTACAAGTGATGAGATAGCTGATATTGCTAAACAAGAAAAAACAACTCCAGCAGCTGTGAAAAAAGCAGTTGATACTGCAAAATCATCAGGTGAACCTGTAAATGTAGCTTAATAATGAAACAAGTACTAATAGAAACCCAACTATTTCAAGTATCACCTAGACAATTAACTGAAGGTACTAAATCAACAGCTGGTAATCCAATTGTTGAAGGGATATTAGCTACAGCAGAAGTTAAAAATGGTAATGGCCGTTACTATAAAAAGGAGTTATGGGAGCGTGAAATAGACAAATATATGTCTTGTGTTAGAGAAAATAGAGCATTAGGGGAATTAGACCATCCAGAATCATCTATTATCAATTTAAAAAATGTATCCCATAATATTAAAGGTATATGGTGGGATGGTGATAAAGTAATAGGTAAAATTGAAATACTACCAACACCATCAGGCAATATATTAAAAGCACTTATTGAAAATAATATTACAGTAGGTGTTTCTTCACGTGGTATGGGTAGTTTAAAACCACTTGGTGAGACAATGGAAGTACAAGATGACTTTGAACTATTATGTTGGGATTTTGTATCAACTCCATCAAACCCAGGTTCATGGATGCATCCAGTGAAAGGAATGATGAATGAAGGATTAACAACAACATTAAATCCATACGCTAAAGTAAATTCTGTTATCACAGAAATATTATGTGCTAATGGATCTTGTCCAATATTTTAACCCCTCTATCAATAGTATTGTTAGACCAATGTCTCCCCTAAAAAGGAGACATTTCTTTTTCACAACTTGGCGTTTTTCAACTCTTCGTATATATGTATACGTGAATATATCGTTCCAAATCTGCGTATACGATATCAAATCAATTATCAATCCCTATTACGCTACAGTAATTAAGCGTATTTCCAAAAAACAATTTGAGGACAAAAACTATGACAAACAGAGATTTGTTAAAAGAGGCTATTGCCGATGCAAAAGCAATCAAGGAGACTGCTATTGCAAATGCTAAAGCTGCTTTAGAAGAATCTTTCACACCTCATCTTAAAACTATCTTGTCAGCTAAAATTAACGAAATGGATTCTTATTATGAAGAAGACGATGTAATGGAAGCTGAAAAAGAAGAAATGGATGAAATGAAAAAATCTGAAGAAGTAGAAGAAGCGAAAAAAGCGGAAGTTGAAGAAGTAGGTTTCGCACCTGAAAAAACAGGTGACTTCGCAGCTGATGACTACAGAGCTAAAGGCTATGGTTTAGAAGAAGAAGAAATGGAAGAAATCGATCTTGATGAACTTTTAGCTGAACTAGATGAAGCTAAAGAAGAAGAGATGGATGAAACTGTAACTGAAGCTAAAGAAGAAGAAGGCGAAGAAGAAGAAACTGAAGAAGAGGAAGGCGAAGAAGAAATTGATCTTGAAAACATGTCAGAAGAAGATCTTAAAAACTTCATCGAAGGTGTAATCGAAGACATGATTGCTGCTGGCGAAATTGAAGCTGGCCATGAAGGTATGGAAGATGAAGCTGGAGCTGAAGAAGAAGAGATTGACGAAGACATTAACATTGATGAAATCTTAGCTGAACTTAAAGGTGAAGAAGAAGTTAAAGAAGAGAAAAAAGAAGAAGAAATGGAAGAAATTAAGAAAATGAAAGCTGAATTAGATGAAGCTTATGAAGCCATCAATACACTACGCTCAGAACTTAATGAAATCAATGTTCTAAATGCTAAACTTCTTTACACAAACAAAATTTTCAAAGCTAAAAACTTAACTGAATCAGAAAAAGTTAAAGTTTTAACAGCATTTGACAAAGCTACATCTAAAAAAGAAGCTCAATTAGTCTATGAAACTTTACTTGAAGGCTTAAAAAACAAAGTAAAAGCCCCAATTAAAGAAAACTTAGGCCGTGCTTCAAAACCAGTGGGTGTTGCTCCAAGTAAAAAACCTATTGTAGAGTCTAATGACATGGTCGCTAGATTCCAAAAGTTAGCTGGTATTATTTAATTTTTACAACTTAATTTTAATTTAAAAACAATGAACAACATTCAATCTCTATTAGAAGGTGCTAACCCATGGAAAGCTCTTCAAAGTGACGCAGCTCGCTTGGCTGCTAAATGGAGCAAGACAGGTTTGTTAGAAGGCTTAAAATCAGAAGCTGACAAAAACAATATGTCAATGATCCTTGAAAATCAAGCTAAACAATTAGTAATGGAATCTTCACAAACTGGTGCTGGTACTGCAGGTGCTGCTTTTACCGCTGGTGTTGGTGAACAATGGGCTGGTGTAGCTCTTCCATTAGTACGTAAGGTATTCGGTCAGATCGCTGCTAAAGAATTCGTTAGCGTTCAACCAATGAATTTACCTTCAGGTCTAGTATTTTTCTTAGACTTCCAATATGGTACAACTAAAGCTCCTTTCAACGCTGCTACAGGTGCTGGTTTCTACGGAACAGAATCTATGTACGGTGTTACTAACCCAGGTGCTAATTTAGCTCCAAACGGTGGTCTTTATGGTGCTGGTCGTTTCTCATACACCATCAACAACACTTCATCAATTTTCTCAGGTACTGTAGCTACTGCTTCATGGTCTGATTTTAACTTTGATGCTAACTACTCAGCTTCAGCTGTAAATAACGAGTGGAAAAAAGTAACATTAGCTAATTTCCCAGCAAACACTGATTTCAATGGTGTTCGTGCTTTTGTTATCAAAACTGGTTCAGTTCAATACACAGATGCTCAACAAGCTTTCACTACTACTCCTGGTGTAGTATTTGCTGGTTTACCTGCTTCTGCTTCATTCTTAATTTCTGGTAACTTGTTACCTCAATTAGCTACTATTGCTAATGTAACTGCTTCTTACCAATTACAACCAACTGATCAATTACGTGGTGACTTTGAAGATGGAAACACTAGTTTAAATACTTTAAACAATCCTATCTCAATTCCTGAAGTAAACGTTAAGATGAAATCAGAACCAATCGTTGCTAAAACTCGTAAGTTGAAAGCTGTTTGGACACCTGAATTTGCTCAAGACTTAAACGCTTACCATGCATTAGACGCAGAAGCTGAATTAACATCAATTATGAGTGAGTACATCTCTTTAGAGGTTGACTTAGAAATTTTAGATATGTTGATTGAAAACGCTTCAGCTGCTACTGAATATTGGTCAGCTATTAACAACATCGCTTTCACTGGTACAACTGGTAACGGTACTACAACTAACTTAGGTTTCTATAACACTCAAGGCGGTTGGTTCCAAACCTTAGGTACTAAATTACAGAAAGTTTCTAACATCATCCACCAGAAAACTTTACGTGGTGGCGCTAACTTCTTAGTATGTTCTCCTACAGTAGCAACTGTTCTTGAATCAATTCCTGGATTCGCTGCAACTGCTAAAGGTGATGCTGCTCAGATGACTTATGCATTTGGTGTACAGAAAGTTGGTAATTTAAACAATCAGTATGAAGTTTACAAAAATCCATACATGACTGAAAATACCATTTTAATGGGCTTCAAAGGAAAACAATTCCTAGAAACCGGTGCTGTATTTGCTCCTTACATTCCATTGATCATGACTCCACTTGTGTACGATCCTGATACCTTCACTCCACGTAAAGGTTTATTGACTCGCTACGCTAAGAAAATGGTTCGTCCTGAATTCTATGGTAAGGTCCTTGTTAGTGGACTAAACACTCTCTAATATAAACTTATAGAGTAAACAAGAAGCCCGAGTTTATACTCGGGCTTTCTTTTTGATATTTATAACAAATATTTGTTATTATGAAGGAACCAAATCGTGAACGTAAAAGTGATATCAAAGCAATTAATGCTTTACAGTTAAATGAGGAACAAAAAGAAGCCAAACGATTAATTTTTGAAAGTCAAATAGTAATAGTTACAGGTAGAGCAGGTTCAGGAAAATCATTAGTATGTGCTAATGCGGCGTTAGATTTTTTAAAGAAAAAACAAATTGATTGTATATATAATACACGTGCAGCAGTTGAAGTAGGTAAAAGTTTAGGTTATTTACCTGGTGCTTTAAATGAAAAATTTGATCCATATATGGAAGCACTAATTGAAAATTTAAACAAATGTTGTACTGATAAAAATGAAGTAGCTAAATTAATTGAGCAAGGTAAAGTAAAAGCAATGCCTGTTCAATTTATACGTGGAAAAACAATTGATGATATATTAATTGTTGAAGAAGCTCAAAATCTAACTAAAGGTGAAATGTTAGCTATATTAACACGTTTAGGTAAAACAGGTAAAATTGTTATTAACGGTGATAATGAGCAAACAGATATTAAAACATCTGATGGACAAATGAATGGTTTGACATATGCTATTGAAATGTCTAAAAAGATTGATGAAATAAAATGGGTTAAATTAAAAGAAAATCATCGCTCAGATTTAGTAGGTAAAATATTAGATTATGAATATGGAAAATAATTCTGTTCAATATTTATAATAAAAATACAATGGCAGATTTAACAATATATTTAAATGAAAAAATTATTTTAGATGGTAATGATAGAGGAGTAATGTCAACTCAAACTATTACTGGGGTAAATAATGTTGATAATAGAATATTAAATGTTCCAACTGGTTCATATACACCTTTATTTTATTTTAATCCATCTAATGTAGACGCTGGAACTTTTACCACAGGTAGTTTTAAATATGGAAGAATAACTAATAAATCTTCATCAGTACCAATCCAAGTAAGAATAACTGCTGATACTTCTCCATCTAATTTAACAAATACATCATTTATTATAGCCCCAGGTAACTCATTTTTCTTATCAACTACTGCTATCACTGGATCAAGTCCTGGGAGTGATACATTTACATTTAATCAATATGTTTATTATGTATCAGTAGCACCATCTGGATCATCAGCATCTGTTGAATATTTTATAGCAACTACCTAATAATAATAATAATAAATTATGGCAAACATCCCTATATGGCCTGGTACATCATCATTTTCTCCTGGAGATACTCCATTTGGATTTTATGATTATGATACTCAATTTCAATCAGATGCTGATAAAGTAGCGACATTTGTCACTCGTAGATTAGGTTATCCTATTATGGAGGTTGAATTACAAGCTATTAATATTTATGCTGCTTTTGAAGAAGCTGTGACTACATATGGTAATGAATTATACGCTAATAAAATAAGACAAGATTACTTAACATTTGAAGGAGCTTCTGCTACTACAAATATAAACAATGCTCTTATAACACCTTCATTTGCCTCTATCATCAGATTATCAGAACAATATGGTACTGAAGCTGGTACTGGTGGTAATACAGATTGGAAAAGAGGTTTATTACCTATGACAGCTAGTGTTCAAGATTATGATTTAGATACTTGGGCTTCAAGCAGTGGTATAACAGGTAGTATTGAAATTAAAAGAGTATTTTATGAAGCAGATCCTGCTATTGTAAGATATTTTGACCCATATGCTGGTACAGGTACTGGTATGCAACAACTGTTAGATAACTTTGGTTGGGGTAATTACTCACCTGCTATTAACTTTTTACTAATGCCTATAAATTATGATTTACAAAAGATTCAAGCAATTGAATTTAATGATCAAATTCGTAAATCACAATTTAGTTTTGAATTAATAAATAATAAATTAAGAATATTTCCTATACCTAAATTAAATAGAAATTTAACAATTCAATATTTAATTAAAGAAGAAAGAACAAGTAATAGTATATCACAAACAACACCTGGATCTACTGTTACAAATATATCTAATGTTCCATTCACTAATCCTACTTATCAATATATTAATTCTGTAGGTCGTCAATGGATATATGAGTATACTTTAGCTTTATGTAAAGAAATGTTAGGATATGTTCGTGGTAAATATACAACTGTACCTATACCTAATGCTGAAGTAACTTTAAATCAAGCTGATTTATTAACTGCTGCTGCGGCTGAAAAAGTAGCTTTAATTGAAAGATTAAGAGCTTATCTTGATGAAACATCAAGAACAAAACTGTTAGAAGCTAGATCTTTAGAAGCAGATTATAAACTAAAAGAACAACAACAAGTACCACTTCCAATTTATATATACTAATGGCAATATTTGGTAGTAGTAGAGACATATCAGCATTTAGACATATAAACAGAGAGCTGTTAGGAGATATTATCACTCAACAGGTATCATTTTATAAGTTTAAATTAGGAGAAACCATTGTAAATATATATGGTGAAGCCTCAGGTGAGAAATATTATGATGGACCTCTATTAGTTAATTGTTTAATTAATCGTGTTGATCAACAATATGCTGATGCTCCTTATGGTGTTGATTTTAATTGGCAAATACAATTTGCTTTTTTAAAGGATGATTTAGTTGATGCTAATGTTGTACCTGAAGTAGGTGATATTCTTTTATATCAAGAAAGTTATTATGAAATAAATAGTTTGATTGAAAATCAATATTTTGTTGGTAAAAATCCAGATTACCCAAATGAAACTAATCCTTTAAATCCTGGATTAGGAAATTTTGGTTATGATGTTTCAATTATAGCTAAAACACATGTTGTTCCAGCTGATAAAGTAGGTATAACTAAAGAAAGAATGTAATGTCACAAGGAAGAAAACCCATACCTAAATCACAAAGAAAGATCTCAGAAGATCTTCAAACCCCTCTTCAAGAAGGAGGAGTAGGGTTTCAGCCTACTGGTAATCCTAATAATAATACTATTACTAAAAATGCTAATGAACAAGCTACAGGTATTGATTTTAATAGAGCATTAAAACAAAGTTTTACAGATGATACTGTAAAACCCTTTACTGTTGGTATTGAAGACATAGACAGTGCTGTATTTTATTATTTTCAGAATGTTATTAAACCTTTTGTAATACAAAATGGAAATAGAATAGAAGTACCTGTTATATATGGTTCACCTGAAAGATGGAAATCAGTTCAAAAAGATGGTTACTATAGAGATAAATTAAATAAAGTAATGTTACCTCTTATAATGATTAAGAGAAATGACATTAGTAAAAATCGTACTATAGCTAATAAATTAGATGCTAATTTTCCTAATTTGTATGTTAGTTTTCAAAAACAATATTCAAATAGAAATTTTTATGGTAACTTTAATGTTTTAACAAATCGTGTTCCTGAAAGAGAATACTATGCTAATGTTGTTCCTGATTATGTGACTATAACATATGAATGTATGGTTATGACTTACTATATGGATCAAATGAATAAAATTATAGAAGCAATTAATTACTCTTCAGATTCATATTGGGGTGATCCTAATCGTTTTAAATTTAAAGCTGCAATTGATACCTTTAATTCAGTAACTGAATTATCAACAGACCAAGATCGTATAGTTAGAAGTACATTTAATATTAAACTAAATGGATATATAATACCTGATGTGATTCAAAAGGATTTATCAGCATTAAAAAAATTACCTTCTATTTCTAAAGTAACATTTACCTTAGAAACTGATACAACATCTGAAATGTTATCAACATCTGCAAAACGTGGTTCAATGAAAAAAATACCAGCTACATTCTTTGATAATGTGACTGTTGTAAGTAGTGGTGGTGGTGGTGGTGGAACATCACAAGCTGTATTAGATTACTTAGCATTAAATAATGTAAAATCAGCTAATTCATCATTAACAACAAATAATGGTACAATTTCAACTGTTACATTCCCTAACTCTACTATAGAAATAGCTCCTGGTTCATTACCACCCACATCTGTTAGTAATTTTTCAATTTATATAAATGGTCAATATGTAGAAAGTAGTGCTATAGTTTCACTTGTACAGTCAGGTACAGATGTAATATTAACTCTTAATAACTCACAATTAGGATTTGGTTTAGACACAACATTTGAAGTAGTAGCCTCAGGTAAATTTAGTAACTAATGGCATTAATTAATAGTTCACAAATACAATATCCTCTATCAGGCACTTTCAGTGGATCATTTTCTGGTGATGGTAGTGGTTTGACTAATTTATCAGTTAGTGGAGATAAAATATCATCAGGTAGTATAACTGCTAGTGTAAGTCCTATTGGAAATTTATTTTTAATTAAATCAGCTAGTACTGAATTAATGACTATAATATCAGGTACTACTACTATCACAAATGATATATTTTTAATTAAAAATAATACTGGAATATCAACATTTAAAATTAGTGAAAGTATAATATATTTAACCACCCAATCTGTTCCTTTAACAGGACCAACATTAGCTGGAAGCATGTATTTTACCTCATCATCTTTTTATGTTGGATTAGAAAATTAATTATATTTATAATAAACATTAAAATAATACACAATGGCAGAATGGAAAAAAGTTGTAGTCTCAGGATCTGTAGCAGAATTACAAAATCATTATAACGGTGAACCAACACTAAATGCTTGGTCAACAGGTCTTGATGGTAGTTACTTTGGTACATTTTCACCTACTACATACACTTCAGATATATTAAGATTTATAGCAGGATTATTAAGTTCATCAGCTCCTGCTCCATCACCAAATACCAGAACATTTGCTAGTATTAGTGAAACTATTACAAATAATGGCACAGGTACAGCTCCATCAGGTTATGTACCTCAAAATTATAGTAATACTGATGTAGTATATTTAGTTAATCAAGGATTTGCTTCAGTAGGTAATACTTTATTCTCTGGTAAAACTATATATAACAACTCATCTTATAATATAGTTTATAATAGTGTTGCTGGTGGTTCCACAACAGTATCTTCATCTGCTGATGCTCAATTATTTGGTTTAGGAACTTTATCTGACGTTCCATTTCGTGTATCTGGAGCTATAAACTGGTTTTACTCAGATAATAACAGTGAAACTTCAACTGCAACTTCACAATCACAAGCCTTATTATCAATAACTATTACTGGTTCTTCAAGTGGTTTAACATTAGGTAAAATTAATACCGCTAATCCATTAGTGATTCCTCCAGCTTACCAAGATGGAAAATTTGCTAGTATATTTAGCTCAGGATTATTTAATAATGGAAGATCACTCACTAGTGTAAGCTCATCAGGTTGGTACCATATATCAGCCTCTATTAGAATAAATAGTGGTTCTTCACCATACACATCCGCTCAAACAGCAACTGAAAGAATATTTTGGGCACCAACAACTAATATTAATACTAATATAGGTAGTAATACAATATCATATACAGGAGGTATAACATCTTCATTAACAGCAACTTCACGCTCATTAAGTGGTGCCCCATATTTGTTAACTGCTACTTGGTCTCAAATATCAACTGCTAGTGGTTTCTTTTCACCATTATACGCCTCAAGTACTACAATAGCAGATTTAGGAACCTCAGGCACTGGGTTAACATTAGGTGGTATAACAGCTGTTTCAACAAATGGTGGTACAGTTCAAACAACTAATGCTATATTTGATTCAACAGGTGTTACACCAAGAAATGGTGGTACAGTACCTTTTGTAGATGACATTATCAAATTAAGTGGTAGTATTTCATTTGATGCTGGTTCAAGTGGTACAACTAATATACAACAAGGAAATACTTTATCTACAACTACATTTACTGTATTAACAAGAGGTAGAGAAAGAGGTGGTTCACAGTCAACATTAAATACTCAAACTTATCTTTACCACTCAGCAAGTGCTTTTGGCCAACCATTATCTTCAGGTTCATTAGCTTACTATGGTAGAGCACAAGCATATGATGCTGGAACATTAGCTGGAGGCTCAGAAACGTTTGTTGGTGAGAACTTTAGATTAAAAATAGATAATAACTTCTTATCAGGTTCATATGCTTCTGGTACTAAATGGACTACAGGTTCATATGATGCTTATAATTTAGGAGCTTTAGATTTACAAGTTAAACCTGGATATTTAGTAAGACCAGGTGGTTCATATGGATATTGGTTAACTAATCCAGATAGTGGTAAAACTTACAAATATTATGCTAGAGCATTTAAACGTGATTTAGCTACAGCCGCTACTTCAATGACTATAAATGTTGGTAAAACATTAGTAGGTTGGGACTCAACCTCATCTGGTACATCAGTAGCTTTAATATTTGCTAGTTCAGGTGTAAACTTATATGCTACTCCTAGAATTTATGATCCATCAGCAACCACATCTAACTTAATATCAGCTAGTATGGCTAATGATGATTTTAAAAATCCATTCTCTACAAATATAGCTTTATATGGTAATACAGGTGGTAGTGTTGCTTCAACAACATATACTATACCATTAAGAGCAGCTGATGGTATGACATTAGATACTACTTATAGAGATTTAATAGTACTAGTGAGATATAATGGTGATCAAATACCAGTAACAAGTATAGCAGTAACATATTCATAATATAATATAATAACATGGCGATTGATAAAACAATAAAATCTAATAGACTACTACAGAGTAGAAGATACACTGTAGCATCATTAACAGATGCTCAAGAAGCATTTACTAGTGTATTAGATATAAACTCTAAAGAGGTTTATGCTCAGTCTAATTTATTACCAACATCTAGTTTACCATTTTCAGGTTCAAGTCAAAATGGAAATACATATGCTGTTGGAGGACAAAATCTATTAAAATATTGGTATCAACATACATTAACACCTTCAAATGTTGTTAGTGCTTCATTAGTTGACGCTTGGTTTTTTATTGATCCATCTGGATCATCAGTTACACCTCAGATTATACAAGCTGGTCAACAAACAAATTTCATATCAAATAAGTACGCTGATCCATCATTGACAAATGCGGATGCTCAAGATAATCCTCCTGGTTATAATGTTGTTGTATTAGTAGATAATGTTAAACAAAATCCATCTAACTATCAATTTGATTATAAAGATGGTGTTTTACAATTTAACACTTCAGCTCCAAGTTCAGCTCAAGTGGTTAAAATAACAGCTTATCAATATGTTGGTCAAACTGTAGATACTGTTTTAACTAATTTAAGTGCTTCTATCTCAAGTGTTAGTAGCTCAGTAAGTAATTTAAGTAGTAATAAAATTACTACAAGTACTGTTACCGCTTCAGTAGCGAGTGGTTCAACATCATTTTTATTAGAAAGTAGCTCAGTTAATTTATTTAGTGTTAGTAACACAGGAATAATATCAGGATCTACTTTAACAGTATCTTCTATAACAGCATCTAATGTTCTTGTAACTAATACTATTACAGCTAGTTCAATAACAGCTACATCTGCTTCATTTGGATATGTAGAAACAATATCAGGCTCAGCTGTTATTATTGGTGAAGAATTTATTATATTAAATACTCAAATTCCATCAGCTAGGTATGCTGGTTTACAAATATATGATTCAGGTTCAAATGCCACAGCATCAGTTGTTTGGGATTCTCAAACAAATCATTTTGTTTATGAAAATGTAAGTGGTAGTACATATAGTGGTGGTGGTTTCTTAGCTGGTCCAAAAAACACAGGTTCATTATCAGATATTACTTATCCTACTCAATATAGAGTATTACGTTCACAAGGTGATGATCATGTTTATAATTCAAATATTATAGACAATGATACTAAAGTATCAATTGGTATTAATACTGAAGTGACAGGAGCATTATATGTTTCTAATGGTATAACAGGTAGTTTATTAGGTACAGCTTCATACGCAACTCAAGCTTTAAGTTCATCATATGCTTTAAATAGTACCTCAGCGTCTTACGCCTTAAATAGTACTTCAGCATCATATGCCTTAAACAGTACCTCAGCCTCTTATGCTTTAAATTCCACTAGTGCTTCATATGCTTTAAATAGTACCTCAGCATCATATGCTTTAAATAGTACCTCAGCATCGTATGCTGAAAGCAGTTCATATACTGAACAAGCAACTAGTGCCTCTTATGCTCAAACCGCATCTTATATTAATCCATTAAACCAAAATGTAATAATAACAGGTAGTACTTTTATAAAAGGTACAGACAATGGTTCATTATATATTGACTCTAATTTAATTCCAATATCTACATTTAATGGAACTCAAATAATTACATTTAATGCTGGATTAAATATATATACAGATAATACAGACATAGAAATATATTACAGTGGTGAATCTGGATCAGCTCATACTGAACTAAGCCCATCAACATATAATTCAGCATCAGGTAATGTATATAATGATTTCAATATTATAACTAATAATGGTATTACTTTATCATCAGGTAGTGTAAGTACTTATACAGTATGGGTTAATGTAAAAACATCACCAGAAACATGGTGGTCAAAATCTGGATTATCTTTAGGTACAATACAAGCTGGTATTAATATTCCATTAAGTGGTGATACTAACACAACATTAGGTACTAGTGGTGGAGATTTATTTAATGCTGGTTTTACATCAGGATCTAATCCAATTCCGTACGCAAATACATTTAGATATCAAGTACCTAACCCAATATCATTTATAGGAAATACTAGAATAACTGGTTCATTAAATGTCACTGCTGGTATAACTGGATCTTTATTAGGCACAGCTTCATTTGCTTCTACAGCTTCATTTATAACTAGTTCAAATGTATTTGGACCTTATGGATCAAATAGTGTTTTAAGTTCATCATACGCTGTTTCATCTTCAATGGCAGCTACAGCATCATATGTGCCTGCTTCAGCTGTAGTAGGTTTAAATTTAGATCGTATAGCCACAGGTAGTATATCAGCTTCCGTGTTTATAAATTCACCAACAGCATTTAGTGTTGTAAGTGGTTCAACTACATTATTAAGTATAAATACAGCTAGTGTAGTAACAACTACTAACTTAGTTGTAACAAATGATTTAACAGTAGCAGGTACAGCTTCATTTACTAATGTTGATAACTTAAGTATTAGAGATAAGTTTATTTTAATAAATAGTGGTTCTTCAACATTAGCTGACTCAGGTATTATATCACAATATAATACAGCTGGTTCAGGTTCATCATTCTATTTAGATGCTGATTCAACAGGAACTTATGGTAGATGGGCAGTAGCATATGATGTTATAGGAACTGTATCTATAGTTACACCAGATGAATTTGTAGTAACAGCTAAGAAAGCATCAGGAACACCCCCAGCAACACCAACATGGGGTGGTACTACAAATGGTTTTGGTAATATTTATGTAAATAGTGATAATGGTGAAATTTATATTTATTCTTAAAAAAATAAAACAATTAGTTATGGCTTTTAACGCGGCGTCAATTAATACAAATAAAAACGAAACAAAAACATCTCTAACTTTAAATCAACTTAATCCTAAGGAGTTAGAGATGTTACTAGTTCTAGTAAAAAAATCAAGTTTCCTTGGAGAAGATGTAGAGACTATTTATAATATGGTGGTTAAACTTCAAAATCAATATATAGAACAAACAAAATAATAAGTTATGGATATATTTTCAATTGATGTAACTCACAATGAGTTAAATTTTATTCGTCAGTCTTTAGAGACAGTAACAATTCAAGGTAAAGATGCTAAATTTTTAGCTACACTACAAGTAAAAATTGAACATGAACTATCTGAGATTCAAAGAATGAAACAAGAAGAAGAACAAAAAAAGATGTTAACTTTATCTGAGGTAATATCAAAACCATCATCTAAGAAGTAATTTCTGATATTTATACTAGACCATTGGCCCATGTAGGGAAGTAGGCTCATACACGGCATAAGTGTGTGTATCTAACCATGGTTTAATTATATAATAATATGCCTAATTGGAAAAAAGTCATAACTAGCGGCTCTGACGCTGTCTTAAACTCATTAAATACTACTAATGGTATAACAGGTTCATTATTAGGAACAGCTACAACAGCTTCGTCTGTTACACCATTAAACCAAAATGTAACTATAACAGGTTCATTAACAGTTATTTCTGGTTCTAATGTTGAATTACAAGTATTAAATACTGGTGTTAGATTAGGAAATGTATCAACTGATGCTCATACAGTGACAGGTAGTTTTAATGTAAGTGGTTCAAGTTTATTTAATGGAAACGTTATAATTTCAGGTTCATCATCACCTGGATTGTTAGTTAGAGGCTCAGGCTCAGCTACAATTGCTACATTTCAAGGATCAGATGGTGCATATAGAGCATTTTTTGGTAATGCACAGCATGTTATGAATGTAACAAGTGGAGGTACTTTTAGTATACGACCAAATGAAGGAACCACTAATAACCCCGGTTTTGATTTTGTACCCAGTACTTTTGGTGGTGTTAGTTATATAGAATTTGCAGGATTAAGATATCGAATAGGACATACAGGTGCCAATAATGCGAATGGTGGTTTATTATTTCAGGGTCGTGCTACATTAACTTCTTTAAATAGTCCTCGTTTTTCATTTGATGTAAATGGTACTTCTATAACTACAACCTCTGGAACTTCTACTGGCATATCTTATGTAGATACTTTTGCTGCAGCAGCAGGCTCAGCTAGTTATAGACCATTATCACTTGTGTATACTATTAATAATAGTGGAGCACAAACAGGTACAACAACTGGTATCTTCTTAAATGCTACTCAAACAGCATTAAATAGTATGACTCATAATTTAATGGATTTGCAAGTTGGAGGTAGTAGTAGATTTAGAGTAAACAATGCTGGTAATACTATAATAACTGGTTCATTAACAGTAAGAGGTTCAGGTGCTACAAGTGCTACAAACGCGTTGTACATAGAAAATAGTAGTGCAACTGCAGCATTAACAGTACGTGATGATGGTTTAGTTAGTGTAATGCCAAACAATGCTAACATCACAATAGATGGTTCTACATCTTCTGGTGGTAGAATAATAATACAAAGTCCTAGTAGTAATGCTTTAATTGGTATTAATTCATATAATACATTTTTATATCCAACAAAATTAGTACTATTTGCTCGCTCAACAATAGAAGGTAGCACAAATGTATTAGGTGACCTTAGATTCTATAATTTAACTACTGGTAAAACTTACATGTTTATGACTGAAACAGGTCTCACCAGTATAAATAAAGGTACAGTAACACCAAATGCTAATTTAGATGTTAGCGGTAGTGTTATAATAACTGGCTCTATCTCAAACTCATTACGAGTAAAAGGATCAGGCGCTACATCAGCAACAACAACACTACGAATAGAAAATAGTAATGCTGTTGCAAGTTTACTTGTATTTGATAATCAAACTGTTGGTATAAATAAAACAACTACTAATGCTACTTTAGATGTTAGTGGATCTGCTTCAATAACAGGTAGTTTTTCAGTGAAAGGTACTATATCATTAGGTAACACTACTACATCAAATGCTGTTATACAAAGAGCACAAACACCAGCCGGCTCATATTCAACTATATTTGCAGCAGGTACAGGTATATCAGATACTTATCCATGGACACGAGCTGATACAGATGGAGCTAGTGTTGAACTAAGAGCGGGTGACCCAACATCAGACCAATATAGTGGTGGTATTATAATTACAGCAAACGGAAATACATCTCCATTAGGTGAAGGTAACACTATAATATTTAAAAATCGTACTGGAGTAGCTACATATACAGAACGTATGCGTATTACATACGACGGTAACGTCGGTATTAATATATCCCCATCTGCTAAGTTACATATAGACGGTACTGTAAGAATAGATAACCAGAATAGTAGTACTCCAACAGGTCCAAATGTCTCAGCTGGTACAGTATCTAATTATTGGGGTACAGCAGATGGTATATTTTTAAGTACCCCAAACACATGGTTAAAAATAAATTTAGGCGGCGCAGATTATTATCTTCCAGCATATACTTAAAAATGATTAAATCAACTCCAGAATTTGAAGCAAAAATAAAAGCAAGTGGAGTACCTGTTATAGAAATAACTCTAGAACAACTTTTGCAAACTAAACTTGCTACTAAAGAAGAAATTCAACATATTTATAATAAACATAAACAAGATGGCACTACAAATAACAGGAAGCTTTAAAAGTGGGTATGCTAGTTATACAGATCCACAACTACAATTAATACCTCACTTAACATATAGAGGTACAATAGCAATGGATGTGAATGTTACTATTCCAACTTATGTAACTGATAGTTTAGGTACTGGTAGTATGTCCTATCCTCAAGTAGAAACAATACCAATGTATCCATCAACATCTGAATTAACATATCCTAAAACAAAAGTAGATCCTTATAGTGATCTAATTTACTCATTAGAAACATACATTATAACTCAACTATCAGGTTCTAATCCAAATTGTACTTTTAATAGAGTTTAGTTTGGAAATTTAAAAAAACAATATTATATTATAATTATGGAAAAAATAGTTTTAACACAAGAAGAAATCAATGATTTGAAATCTATTCAAGAACAGAATAGTCAATTAATTGTTAGTTTTGGCCAAATTGAAATTGGCATTCAAAATCTAGATACTCAAAAATTAGAATTAATAAAACAACTCCAAATTCTTAAAAATAAAGAAAATGAGTTAGCAAAAGCTTTACAAGTTAAATATGGTAATGGTAATATTAACATAGAAACTGGAGAGTTTACTAAAGTAGATTAGTTTTTAAGGAAAGCTTAGATATTTATTATCAAATAACTAATAAATTAATCTAAGCAAATATGGCAGAAGTATTATTATCTCCTGGTGTTCTCTCAATTGAGAACGATCAATCACAAGTAACACAAGGTCCAATCACTGTTGGAGCTGCAATTATAGGTCCAACAGTTAAAGGTCCTGTTGAAATACCTACTCTTGTTACTTCATATAGTGATTATGTAAATAAATTTGGTACAACATTTGTAAGTGGTGGTGATGTATATTCATATTTTACATCAATTGCCGCTTATAACTATTTTAATAATGGTGGTGAATCATTATTAGTAGCTCGTGTTGTCAGTGGAACATTTTCATCTGCTACTTCAACAGCTATATCAGGTACTATTGGAAACGCTTTAGTACTTGAAACACTTTCTAAAGGTGTTATAATGAATAGTACAAGTTCATTAGATTCAGCTGGTGCCTTAACTAGTGGTTCAACTGATAATATTAGATGGGAAGTTGTATCTCCTGATACATCATCTGGTACTTTTGGTTTATTAATTCGTCAAGGTAATGATACAACCAATAGTCCTATAGTACTAGAAACATGGACTAACTTATCATTAGACCCTAAAGCTCCTAACTATGTTTCTAGAGTAATTGGTGATTATACTTTAAATTATAATTCTACAAATGTTCAAATTGAAGTATCTGGTTCTTATCCTAATGCTTCAAGATATATCAGAGTAAAATCAGTAAATAATACTCCGGACTATTTTGATAATAATGGTGTAGCTAAATCACAATATACATCTTCAATTCCAGTAGCAGCAAGTGGTTCATTTGGTAGCGCTGTAGGTACAGTAATGGTTGGAGGTCAATATTATGATAAAATTACTGATGGTAATAAATCTCAAGGTATTCCTAGTGCTAGCTATGATAATATGATTAATTTATTATCAAATCAAGATGACTATAGATTTAATGTATTGTTAGCTCCTGGTTTATTTAGTACTTTACAAGCTAGCCAAGTATCAACTCTTATAACTAATACTCAAGGACGTGGTGATAGTTTATTTGTACTTGATTTAGTACCTTATGGTTCTACAATTTCAGCTGTAACTACAGCTGCTGCTTCACGTGATAATTCATATGCAGCTTCATATTGGCCATGGTGTCAAATTTTAGACCCAAGTTCAGGTAAAAATGTTTGGGTTCCAGCTTCAGCTTTAATCGCAGGTGTTTATGCTTATAATGATAGAGTAGCTGAACCTTGGTTCGCACCAGCAGGTATTAATCGTGGTGGTTTAGGAACAGTAATTCGCGCTGAACAAAAATTATCACAAGCAAATCGTGATACCTTATATCAAGGTAAAGTTAATCCAATTGCTACATTCCCTGGAACTGGTACTGTAGTATATGGTAACAAAACATTACAAACTAAAGCATCAGCTCTTGATCGTGTGAATGTAAGACGTTTATTAATTGCTTTGAAATCTTATATTGGCCAAGTAGCAAACACATTAGTGTTTGAACAAAATACTATTGCTACAAGAAATCAATTCTTAGCTCAAGTAAACCCATACTTAGAATCAGTTCAACAAAGACAAGGTTTATATGCGTTTAGAGTAGTAATGGATGAAAGCAATAACACTCCAGATGTAATAGATAGAAATCAGTTAGTAGGTGCAATTTATTTACAACCAACCAAAACCGCTGAATATATTTATTTGAACTTCAATATTACACCTACTGGAGCTTCATTTGCGTAATTTTTAAAAATAATAATATTTATAACAAATAAATAACTAAGAAAAATGCCAGTATTAAATCCAAACGAAATATTTTTCACAGCATTTGAACCTAAACAACAGAATAGGTTTATAATGTATATTGATGGTGTTCCCTCATATATGGTTAAAGGTGTAAGTGCAGTTACCTTAACTCAAGAAACAATAAAGCTAAACCACATTAACGTAGCAAGATATGTTAAAGGTAAATCAAATTGGGGTCCTATCACCATGACTTTATTTGATCCTAT